CTCAGTTTCTTTGAGTGATCTAGCTCACTCATCATCACAGCTTCTAGTACAAAGAAGTTATCCATCTCAGAAGCTTTCATTAAATTTTCATTGTTCCTGAGTTCCACTTTTACTTTATCAGTGGCAGGATTAAAACCGTCTGTAGTTGCTATTAGTTTTTCTAGTTCTTTACCACGGGTCTTTGTTATTTTGTTTCTCTTTTTGTCATCAGTATCCTGACGGAAAGAAGTTATATGGTCCTCTCTGTGTATTACATCTTCTACATTTTTATCAGCCACGGGATCATAAGTAGTTCTGATAATGCGTACAATTACATCTCCTGTTCTGGATCGTGGGAAGTAACCTGCTCTCCTCCCCTCTTCAAGCTTACCAATGGTCTCTATGTAATTTTCTAAGTCCTTGGCATCTCTTACATTCTGTGCAGTATCTCGACCTGTCTGACCCGTCATAGCAGTCCTCTGGTCTAACCCTTCTTTAACTCTTTCCATTGCCGCCATGGCAAGCCCAGCCTCAGTAAGTGGGTCCTGACCTGCAGTCTGCCTCTCTTGCACAATGGCTTGCCCTGCACTCTCCACCAAAGTTTTAATAGAGTTCATGCCTGTGTCAGCTGTTTTAAAACTATTAAGAGTTCTATTGATAACAGCACTTATGGCCTGCTTGTACAAACTTTTAACGGTCTCCTGTTCTTGCTCCATGGCATCAATCAGCAGCTGTGTTTGTTTATTCTGTTCTGGAGAACCCTCTATGTTCTCTAAGACAAGCTCCCCTGTGGGGTAGTCCCTGTTGTACTGCTCCTCTGTCAGGGTGGTGATACCGTAGATATCTTTGTACTTGAACAGAGCAGGTATCTTTTTATCTTTCCCTTCTTCAATTATTGTAAACTCCCCTGTGCGTTCTCCAGTAAGAGGATTTAATTCTCCAAACAACTGAGTACGTGCATCCTTTTTTAATTTTGGATCGTACAAGTTAAGAACAAGTTTTTTCTCACCGTCTATACCTGATACGCTTATGTCTTGATTAACAGTATTCTTTAGCTCTGTGATGCGCCTGTACACTGCAGTGTTCTCAGCGCCTAGTGCATAGACCAGCGACCTTCCCATAAAAGCATTGTTCATTATGGAGCGCCACACTGTGTTGTATTCTTCCATGGTTCTGACAAGAGGCTTCAGAGCAGGGTACTTGTTAGCCTGTTGATAAGAAGAAGCCATAAACCTAGACCACAGACTAAGTTTTTTTGTCAGGGAATCAACGTCATTTCTAGATTTATCAACAGCATTTTTAAACTCTCTTCCCACTACTTGAGCAAGAGAATCAACACCTTCTTTTACTTCTGGATCAACAGCTACTTTAAGTATAGGTTTCTGAACAGGTTCTGTATCCACAGCTTCCATGAGCTTGGGAAATTTTCTTTGAAAAGTTTGTTGAAAGCTTTCAAGATTATCAACAGTCATTGAGTCATCAAACGACAACCCTGAAGACAATCGGTCTCTACCAGCTTTTAATTTATTTAAAACACTTGACCCACTTTCTTCTTCTAGATTGACAATTTCTCCTACTTTATCTAAAGACTCTTGTATCTTTAACTCCGAAGGTAAATAAGAAGCAGGTTCAGTACCAAACATAAGACCCTGTTCAAGACCTCCTTCAAGTCCTGCTATGGTAGCTTCTACGTCAGATAAGTAAGTAAGGTCTAGTTCTAATTCCTGATCTAAAGCTTCTAGTAACTTTTTGTTATCTCCTGTGATACTCTTGTAAGCATCCTTGTATTTTAGTTTATTATTATTAGAATTTAAAAATGTTCTGTACTGTTCTAACTTTGCTTTCCTCTGTTCAATAAGCTCAGTGATATTAATATCTTTATCTAGTTCTAATTGTTGAAAGTCTGCATCCGGGTCCACATTTCTAGCACGTAGCTGTCTCATCCTTTCAAGGATAGTAATTTCTGATCTAAGGTCAGTGATCTCTTGGTCTAGATTACTAGCTTTATCCTTTTGCTGCTCTACATCTGTGTCTACATCCTCTAGATTAAAAGCTAGACCTTCTCTGTTTAGTACCCCTGCATTGTTAAGATCAGTACCTTCAGAAGGTTCACCCTTATTTTCTTTTTCTTCTGCCACTTCTTGCACTGCCGTTGCCACTGCAGCTTCTTCTTGTTCTACCTTGGCAAGGTCATTGACGTTTATTCTCTGAGTTCTAACTCTACTTTCAGAGTCTTGTTCAACCACTTCTATAAAGGTATCATCACCCACAGTTTTTTCTTCTGTGCTTACAACAGTACTGGTCTGTTCGTCAAAGTCAGGAGAAGAGTTAGCCTCGTCAATGGTTAGAGACTCTTGTAACCTGTCCTGTCTTTCTTGTTCCACCTCTGCATCAGCTTTGGAACGGCCTGTAAGAGCACCTACCATAGCGCCCGGAGCAGACCCTGCAATACCACCTCGGACAGCGGCGTCCAGAAGATTGTAACCGTAGTCTTCTACTTCTTCTCCCGTGGCAGTCTCTGCTGCAAAGGTTGTTATGGCCTGCTGTCCAGCCTCTGTTGCACCTTCTATAAATGCTTGGTTTCGCGCACCTGCTCCTGCTCTTCTAAGAGTGCCACGCCCCCTGATAGCTTTGTTATCTGCTAACTTTTTAATAGCATCTCTGCCCTCTAGGACAAGATTTTGAGCAGCTAGATCAGGGTTATCACCTGCCTCCTTTAGAGCCTGTCTACCTTTCTTAACCGCTTCCTCTGCTACCTCTGGGGCAACACCCTTAGAGACAAAGAACTTGGTCATTTCAGAGGTGGGGAGTATTTTTTTTCCTAGAAGTTTAGCCGTGGGAATAGCCAGAGCAATGGTATCTATGGCTCCTCCCGCTGCACCTGCCAGTAGCATGGTACCCGGAGATTCAAAGTCCTCGTCTTGAGAGAGTTGCTCCGCTGTTATCTGTGCCTCACCTGTGATGGTCAAGGCAGAAGGGAGGAAGGCAGCTATACCTGCGCCCACGGTGCCTGTGACAGCAGCGGCAGGGACCAGTGCTGCAGCTGTTGCACCTATTACTCCAGCCCCCACGGCCATACCAAAAGACGGGAGAGTTTCTCCTAGTGTTTGAATGACAAAGGTGGTAAGGTTATCCCCCGGAGATGCGTCTTCTAGTTCTATTCTGTCATATCTTTTAAGGGACTCTTCTGCTTCTTTCTCATTCTTATCCTGTAGCTCTTGTCCGTATTCCTCCAGTGTTTCTATGCCAGTGGCTTGTCCCAGTACCTTTGTACCTGCCCCTAGCATGGCCTGTAGATTGTCAGAACCATAGTCCCAAGCAGCGCCAAACCCATCGCTCTTCACTGGCTCTGGTGCAGGGAGCGGGGGAGGGGCTTCTGCCACTTCAGCTGGTTGAGAAAGAGCCTGTACTATAAAAGAAAGAACCTCTCCTTCAGACTTCCCTGCTAACTCAGGGTACTCTTCTTCAGTAAACCCGTACTTACCCATGTCAAAGGGAGCACCAGAAGCAGGCTCCATGGTAGGGATAGTAAGGTCAGCTGTAGGAATAGGTATGCTAGAAGTAGGTACCTCAGACATTTAGTATGTTACCCTTGCTTATATTGTTCTAATATATTAGCTATCATTGCTTGAGTTTCAGGAGTTCCTCCTTGTATAGCTTGTCCTGTAGCTCCTTGCCCAAGTAATCTAGATTGAGCAGTTTCTACTGCGTGACTTTCAAGTACTTTTGCAAATGCTTGTCCTCTCCTTAGAGCTTGTGCATACTGTTGTCCCAGTGGAGACTCAGGTTTATTCTGGTAAGCAAATTTACCTGACTCACCAAGAGCAACTAAAGTATCTTTAACTGAATCAATTCCTTTCTGAGCAGCTTTCATTCTTTCAATTGCTGGAGCATCTCTGTTCATGGCTATCTGTGAAAGTGTTTCTGCATCTTTAAGAGCAGCTGAACGAGTGGCTCTAGCTGTTGCAGCTTTCTTCAGGTTAGCCTCGTTGATCTTCTGACGCTGGCTCATCTCTGTATCCTTAAAGCCCTTGTAAGCTTTCAGTGCTTCAGAGATATTGGCCAGACCCACGTTCTCTCCTGCAAAGTATCTCTTGGCAGCGTTCTGTCCTGCCTGAGAATCTATCAAGCTGGCATAAGCTGCTTCTTCTGGGTCTCTGTAGAGTTTTACTTCTTCTGCTGTAGGTTTAGGCGCAGGTGTATCAGAAGCTTTAGGCTTAGAAGCAGGTGCCTTGGGAGCAGGTGCTATATCTAACTCTGCTGCTTCCGTAACCTCTGCATTGCCATCACCTAACCTAACAGATGCTTCTCCTATCTGAGCAACAGCCGGTCCTAAAGCAGGTCCTTCATCAAGGGATATTGATCTATTAGGAGACGTAGGGTCTGTAATTATGTCTAACTCTTTATTAAACATTTTGGGAACATCACCTGCAGGATTTACATGAGTTCTTCTAGGATTAAAAAATCTAGCAAAAAATCCTTCTTCCTCTGTAACATCCTGATAAGCTGCCTTACCAAACTGCACCCTGTTACTGGGCAGGTTGACCATCTGTCTCAGGCCACCACCGTGCTTAAACGGTTGCCTCACTTGGTTACCTGTCTGAGAGAACGCCTGTCCTCTGGGAGCGCCTGCAGAAGATGCCTGCTGGCCCTGTGCTGCTCTCTGTCTAAGGAAAGCATCTTTCTGTTTAGCCAGTTCTTCTGGTGAAATAACCCTAGAAGCAGCGGGAATAGCAGCAGGAGGAGGAGCATCAGAACCACCACCTCCCATTAGATTATCCAAGCCCATTGGCAGCTTTCCCTGACCCAAGGCAAAAGCAGGGCTCATATATCCCATAAGACCTTTGAGACCTCCTTTTTTAGTGGCTCTTCCCATGCCATAGGCAGGACTTAAAACACTCATTATATCTTTAAAACCACCTCCACCTGCCATTCCTATGACAGGCTGAGTATCCAGACCCTCTGTGTTATTGATCAGAGAATTAAGAGCACCTCCTCCTTGGTACTTCTTCACGGGCATACGACCCACCTGCCCACCTGCCTGACCAAAGGCACCCTTCAGAGCACCTGAAGCTCCCAGTGCTCCCAGTGCCTGCGTACCCACGCCCAGTAGCTGAGTAGACAAAGGTTGAGCAGCGGAGAACTGTTGAGAACTGGTTGATCTGGTGGGGGCCAGCGGGAAACCTCTGAGCACAGAGGAGAACTCTTGCAGGGTCTGAGAGGGGAAAGCTTCCTCTGCCTCAAACTCTTGTCTGGCAAGGTCAATACCTCTCTGGGCCTGCGTCTGTCTGGCAGCGCCCACGCCTGAGAGCGCCCCTAGTTCCTTCAACTGTTGAGCAGGTATGGCAGAACCTAGGGCAGCTAGTTGCGTGGCCCCGGAAGCTTCTCTCCCGCGCTGCTGTGCTATTCTCTGTTGAGCGTCTTGGAAAGCAGCAAGCTGTCCCTGTGATTCTATGTCACCCAGTTGTTGGTTCAGATTCCTCTGTCTCTCTGCCTCTAGTATAGCTGCTCTGGAACCTCCAAAGGCTCCTGCCTGTGCCGCTGCAGCGTCCTGCTTCTGTCCCTGTACATCTGAAACTCTCTCTGCTTCTCTCTTTTGTATGTCAATGACATTCCTGACAAAAGGATTAGAGGCAGCTTGTAGTTCTTCAGCAGTGGGGAGGGGGCCAGAAGCACTACGTGCCAGCCTAGTGGCATCGTCAAAGAGTGGCTTAGTGGCACCTGCTAGGTTTTCTATCTCCTGAAAAGACCTAGTCTGGGCAGGGTCAAACTCTGCTTGGAGAGGACCTTGGAAAGCTTGGAATCCTTCTTCTTCCTTGCTCTCTTGAATAGCCTGTGCCTTTCCAAAGATATCCTGAATAAAAGGTTTAAGCTCTGTGGGAAACTCACTCTGTTGTACACTGGTTGAAACAGCGGGAGCAGGTGCTTGCTGACCACCTCCACCACCACCCATGAATTGAACTAGATTAGTCACAGGATTGACTGTACCTGCACCGCCCATGGCACGGAGAACCACCATCTCTTCAGGATTTACATGGGCAAGCTCAGTGTCACCACCTAGTCCTTTTCCAGATAGGTCAGTGTACAAGCAGTTGTACAGTTCAATCTTTTCCCCTATGGAAAAGTCACTGATAAGTTGTTTTACGTCCATTACTTAATATCCTTTACAATGGTAGTATAGTACTTTTCAAAGTTGTGCTGTTTAGTAAATTTTAACCAACCGTCTCTTACCGGGTGTTCTAATCTTCTGGCTCCTTGTTCTTTTGCAAACTTCTCCAGAGGAGAATCTTCACCACAAAGATAAGAATGCCATTTTTTTATAGTGTGTGGTTTGGTACCTGCCCAAGGAATCATAAACACTTTGTACTTTGGATATTCCACCACCTGTGAAATACAGGCTCCAAATATTCCATCTTCTTCACTGGTCAGAACCCACAGCTGCATCTGACCATGGAGCAGGGATAGGTAAATATCATCTAGATCACGTTCTCCTCTACTAACATCCAAAGCTTTTTTAATAAAGTCTTTTGCATAAGGCCATGTAACCTCAACACAGTTTTGCTCTATTCTTATTAGTTTCATTGTGTCCTTTTTTATGCAAGAGAACTAAGTCCTCCGCTCATCTCTGGTGGTTGCTTGGGTCTACCGTATTTATCCATTCTAAAGTTATTTATAAACTGATCCAAGTCATTTGCACCTGCAGTGCTAGAACCATTTCCTAGCATAGCCACCACGTCTGCTGGGATAACGTACTCATCAGGAGAAAGGACAGCAGGTTGCATACCCATCTGACCCCCTTCTTGTCTCCCTGCTATGACAAAGGGAATGTTATCTGACATGCCGTCCTCTGTCATGTTACCTGTGGGCATCACTCTACCTTCAAAGTAAGGAGAAGGCATACCACCCATGGCAAAGGCTGATACTAAACCACCTCTCTGAGCTTCCACAGGTAATCCTGCAAGAACCTGCTGCAGTTGTTCCAGTTCATCAACGATAGGTTCAGGCTCATCCTGAATAGGTGTATCTATTGATATAGCAGCAGGAGGAGTAGTGGGAGCAGAAGCACCGGCAGTTTGTATCATATTCATTATATTACCATCAAACATCTTTTGCATTGCAGGATTATTTAACAGTTTCATAAGATCACCACCCTGTGCCATTCCTATTGCTCCTAGGTAGCCGCCTTGTTTATAAGGATCACCTAGGGGTGTATTAATTTTTGCCAAGAGACCTCCTGTTTTATCTCCAGCAGGTCCTCCTCCTTCACCACCATCACCACTACCAGAAGAGTCATCACCACTACCATCAGGAGAATCTGATGTATCATCATCTTGGCTACCTTCTGTGCCGCCGATGTCATGCCCACCTCCAGTGGACCCACCACCACCAGAACCAGAGCCGCCACCGGGACCACCACCAGATATATCTATATCCGCTGCGTGGCCTATGGCAGCTGCTGCCGCTGCTGCTTCTTCCACTGCCTCTTGTCCAACATCTTCTGGTGCATCTTCCTCTGCCATGGCTAAAGATGCTAAACCCATAGCTGCATTAAAACTTGCCTGTGCCTCTGCTTCTTCTGCTTCTGCCAAACCAATATCTAATTCACGCTGAGTTGTTAAGTTTGTATGCTGCTCTCCAATGGTTGGCCCAAGTCCAAATAAACTTGGAACGCTAAACTGCAAAGAACCTCGCTGTGCTTCAGGTATTGAAGCATATTGTCCAGCCTGTGCTATTCCGCTGGCTACCTGCCCTAGACCCGGAACACCTAGGCCTAACCCCGCAAGACCTCCAACAGTGCCTGCTACATTGGCAGCATCTACACCAGAATTAGTTCCTTGACCTATGCCAAAACCAAAACCAGTGTCTGCTTCAGTTTCAGAGAAAGCTTCGCCTAGAGCACTTCCCGTATCCCCACCTGTTTGAAAGGGTTGAGGAGGTTGACCACCGCCCACGGCAATACCCGTGGTGGGCATACCGGGGGCAGTACCTGCTTTACCTACGGGGTACCCCTTACTGATTGACTCTTCTTCTTCATCTTCAGGCTTGACAACTGACTGTGCAATCATGGGAAGCACAGAGGCACCACCGCCCCCTGTAAGAGCACCTATGGCCTCTTGAATGTTCCCGCCTGTTTGTAGTCTAAGAAGACCACCTTCTTTAGCTGCCTCTGTAAAGACACCGGGAGTGTAGAACCTAGAACTCTGTCCCTCTGGTAGTTCTTGTACCACCTCTAGGATATCCGCTTGTGTAACCTCCCCGTCCTCGTCTCTGTCTAGGTCTCTCCTACTCCGGGTGAAGTCAAAGTCTTTAGGAGTGAACGGTGTTCTGGGAGGACCAGAGGGAGCTTCTGGGAGAGGCTCATCTAGCTCTCCTGAGAGTGCTGCCATGCCCAGAGGCATAGCCACTCTCTTCATTGGCTCTGCTGCTAGGTAGTCAAAGGCTTCTGTGGGTGACCTAACGCTATCTAAGAAAGAAGCTTCACCAGTTCCAAATGTAGGAACTTGACTTAAAGGTACAGTTTCTGTGCCAAAAGCCGTAAGATCAGCACCATAATCTACACCTCCAAACAAGTTAGCATCTGGAGAAATTGCAGGAGAAGGTATTGCAGGAATAGCTGCTGATGCTGATTCTACCGGAACAACATTTGCAAAATCTGGTGCTCCAGCAGTATCTCCTAACGATCCTAAACCAACATCTGTTCCTGCTCCTGCAACTTCAGCAGGGTTAAACGTAAGACCAGCAGTAAGACCAGAGCCTGCACCTGCCAGTAGCGCCCTCCCAAAGTCTAGGTCTTGACCTGTGACAGCCTGACCAGCAAGGTGACCAGCACCAGCTGCCAGACCTGTGCCTACTCCCATGGCCAGTGCTCCCGGAGCAGCACCTCCTGCAAATAATCCAGCAGCAGCAGGTCCTAAGAAGGCACCAGCACCTATGGCAAGAACCGTGGGCAGCAGTTGTTTAAACAGACCCGCCTCTGGGAGACCTGTCTCTGGGTTTGTTCTCAGTGGTTCGTTAAACACCAGACCAGAAAGACCATTGAGCGCGCCTATCTCTGAGTCTGTCATGTGAATAAGCTGCGTATCAGGACCCCTGCCCATACGCTTCAGAGCCTCTGCTTGCATTCTAGGGTTTGATACTTCTTGCTGCATATTATTCATTATGAGAAAGTTCCTATTGAATTATTAAGAGAAGAAAGACCACCCTGCATAGTCTGGTTTCCCGGATTAGGTGTATTCTGAGAAAGCTGCCCCGTGGTGGTACCCGTGACCATGGACCTCTGGCTCTGGTCATAGGGAGACATGCCTTGGTTTTCTTGTATGTTCCCTAGTACATTATAACCCTCTGGTATGACATTGGCAAAACTAGCACCGGGGTAGAGAGGAGAGGGTTTAAGAGTATTCAGCGTAAAGTCATAGTCTGCTTGAGCTTGTGGAGCAGAGGGAGGAGGAACCATCCTGTCTCCTAGACTAGCAGTGGGAATAGGAGAAGCAATAATAGGTTGAAGCACCATGGAACTCTGTCCTAGTGCTCCTCCCTGTGCATAGGAAGAACCTTGACCCAGAATACTCAATAGTTGATTCATATCATACTGCATCTATCTGTGCGCCCTACTAACTAAAAGAATTAAAATCTGACCACCCAATGGTGGTACCTGCTACACTTACATAACCTCTGAACTTACCTGTCTTTCTCTCGTATACTATGTCTCCACCTTGTGCCTGTCCTAGTTCACCAGAGGATACAGCCCTGTTTATTCTAACTGTTCCTGTACGTGCACTGTCTAGGTCTCTCCCCTCTAGTTCATTTATCATAGCATCTGCCCACTGGCGTATCTCTGTATAGGTCCTGAGAAGTTCATCGTCTGTTAAACCATAGAGATCAGGAAGGGTAGGATAAACTGCTGCCATCTTCCCCTCCTACCTAAGACCATCGTCTTGTATATCTAGTCTAAGGTCACCGTATCTCCACTCTGTACCCGTGGCATTGTTCTCCAGTTTAATTCTAGCCTGTCTTCCCCTAGACCTGAACCTGACTGTCTCTGTGTTCTGCGTCACATTGAAAGGTCCCTTTGTTTTAAGCGCACCGTTTGGAAACTCTTTCGTCTGTATGGTAAAAGAAAGCTGACCATTGTTAATCTCAACATCAGGAATCAACCTGTCAACAAAGAGCATCTCGTTCCCGTCACCTATGCCAAAGTCAGCAGACTCAATAAAGGAATCTATCTTCTCTCCCTTTCCTGTGAACAGGTCTTGTATCTCATTATCGTATATTCTAGTTGTACCCACAGAGGTACCAGTGTTTACAATGTTATCATATACATCTCTGTCATCCCAAGTGGTCCAGATGGCATCACCGTATACCCAATAGTTTTCTTCCATGGACCAAGAGACATACTTGTTACACTCTGTGGAATCAGCAGAGGGGTACAGCCACGTGACTTCTTTAAACTCTGAGTTGACACCTGCGTATATCTTGTTCATCTGCTCTCTGTTTATATCAGAGAAAACATACCTTCTGACAGTGCAGTCTAGTCTCCTGACCCTCCCGTCAAAAGCAAAGAAGTTATCGTGGCCCATCCAGACAGGTGTACCGTCCATGTCTATGCCACCGTGTTGACTGACTCCACCGCACCCTGTGCCTAGTTCAGAGAAGGAAAAGATAAAAGGAGGACCAGTGAAGCGCATACCGTATAGAACATGGTCAGTAAGAACTGCAATCTGGTTTCTGCTCCTGATACCTTGTACAATCTGAGTACCACCTGTAAGCGTGTTTTCTCCCGAAGTAGAACTGATAGAAGGCGTCCAATTAGTATAATCATTTTGATCTGACCACCTGACAAGTAAAGGTTCTTTTGTCCCTGCCACGTTAGAACAACCAAAACAAACAACGTGTCTGTCATTGGGAGAAACAATAAATGTATTGACACTGACAGGTGCATTGGTCACGGCAACTGCTCTGACATCTCCTCCTGAAGTGGGAAACCACTGGTAGAGACCCCGTCCTCTTTTATTGGCCAGTAGTATTTCTCCAAAGGTATCTAGTTGCCAGTTGGCAGCTTCAAAGGTGATACCAGAAGAAACAGCAGGAGAGTTCCATGTCCTGTACCCAGCAGTGGTGCTGACATTTACAAGGAACTGTGCTACAACAGAAGTACCTGCAGCGGCACTGGTGGCAGCAGCATTCACCAAAGAATCAATTGTAAAATTGTTTGCATCACTTATAGAAACTACTTGAAAAATAGGCCCTCCAAAAGTAGGACTTGTCAAAACAATATTGCCACCCACTGGTGTAGCAGTGGTAAAGTATACAAAGTCATTCTCTTCTAACCCATGTCCTGTGCTATTGACACTAACTGCTGCTCTAGTAGCAACTACATTTATTTTTGTATTTAAGACCACAGAAGTAAAAACCTCTGCGTTATAGTTAGAAGCTCCATACCCTGTGCCTGTGATACCAACAGAAGTTCCAGAAGGTATCAGGTACCGCGCAGTGGCATGTCCCGCTGCACTCTGGTTGGAACCTGCTGTAGAAGTGTTATCAAAAGCAAAGGTGTTTATATTGATGACACTGACAGAGAATGTGTTATTAAAGGTGTAGTCTGTGGGGACAGAGGAAGACGCAAACACTGCGTAATCACCAGTGGTGAGACCATGGTTAGTATCTGATACACAGACTCTTACACTGTCCAGAGTAGTTCCAAAAGCATTGGTCAGATTTACAGAAGTTCTAACCGGGGTTATCTCATGTGTTACCCCGTTGTCATATTCATAGAGAAACTTCTCTGTTCCAGTGGCAAGGTGCTTCTGCGTGATGTTGTCCTGCCACGTAAGAATATCTCTACCAGTTCCCACCAGAGTTCCAGAAGTTTTAACCTCCCAGCCTCTGATGTTCTCTGGCTTCTTGTCTCTGAACCTAACTCTGTTCCCGTCATACCAAGAACCCTGCTCCGCGTACTGAGTAGATTCTCTGTGTATGCCTTGCCTAAAGTTAAGCTTTTTTGTTTGTGATAGTGTAGACAACTATGATTCCTCTAGGTAGCAGTGGAGAAAGCTTTGACAACAAGAGTTGAAATAGCAGAGACAGCCTGTGCATTATAAACAAGAAGATCAACTGCGTTAGCCGCTGTGCTAAGTGTAGGAGCAGTACCACTTACAAAGGTATAAGCAGTGGCAAAAGAAAGTGTTCTACTACCTGTGCCGTCCTGAACAAGATAGATATGACCTGTCTGTCCCGGTGTTACATTTGTGGGTGCTTCTAAAGTTCTATTACCTGCAAGGGTCAAAGCAAAGTTATTACCAAGGGCCATATTGACAGCAACAGATACAGCATCTGTCAAGGAGACAACAGGAGCTATAACAGGAGCAGTGAATGTTTTAGCAGCAGTGATTGTACTGGTTGCAGAGGCTCTAATATATCTAAAATCTGTAACGGATACTGGAGGAACAGAGGAGACACTAATTGTAGCAGTAAAGGTTAGCCCTGCATTATCTTCCAGAGTTACTGTAGTGCTGAGTACTATTTGAGTTGCACTATTGACAGTACTGACTGTGGTACCTTCTGGAATACCTACACCTTCTACAGTTTGTCCAACAACAATTGTACCTGATACACTATCAACATTAACAGTTGCGCTACCTGTAACCGCACCGTTTACATTTGCAGTGGCTTGAGTAGAGATATCAGAAAGATTTGCAGTTGCTGCTGTTCCTAGGTCCAAACCAGTTGCATTAGATTGATGAACAGATACCCCGTCACAAATAAACCATCCATTAGCACTGACCCCAACAGTTGCGCCTGATCCTGTAAGAGTTTTAATCTTGGTAGTCTCAGTGGCTGAACGAGTTGTCTTGTTTCTGATAAAGTAGCTTTTAGATTTTGCAGGTATAACCACATTAACATCATCTGTCAAAGCTCCTTTTAGTTCTATAAAAGCACTTCTGGCTTGATCAGCTTGACCATCAATGTTTGTCAGTGTTACATCTGCACCAGCTAATTCTATTGTGGTATAGGCGGCTATTGCATCATCAACAAGATCAATAACATTCTGATTAAGAACAGTTCCCCAAGAGTTAGGGTTAGCCCCGTCCTCTTGTTTTTCCAAACGTATTCTAGTTGTATATGTAGATGCCATCTATTTTGTTCCTTACTTTAAGACGTAAATACTTTTTGTATAATAGCAGACATTGCTGCTCCTATACCAGAGGCCACTAGAAAAACTCCTAGGATAACTCCCTTACCTTTGTCCAGTTGACTTTCAAGTTGATCAAGCCTGACAGAAAGTCTATCAACTTCAGTGCTCAACTGATCCACAGCTTGGATCATCTTCCCTAGTTCAACACCTGTCAACTGACTAGCCACTCCTAAATTCCTTTACTATCTGCTGGTGTTCCAGCAGCTACTATGTAACCTGCTACCATGTTATCAGGTGTAGATATTTTCATTACAGAAGTCTCTACCTTGTTATAATCTCTATAACTTGTAATTACTTTATCAACTATAAATAACTTAGGTTGTCCTATAAATCTAATACAATCTCTAGACAATCTCTTTCTCATAACTTCACTGGCGTATGCTTCTTTACTTGTAGAGTCTGCCAGTGCTAGGTCCATTATATCTTTCTCTTCTTTACATATAAAAAATGCAGCTACCTTATCTCCCTTGCTCCATACTTCTTGTGCTGCTGTACAAGTGGGCAGTATTGTAAAACAAGCAATAAGAAATAGTTTGGCAAGCATCTGACTATTTACTTTCTCTAGGATTAGAAGGCCAGTCATCAAACTCTGAGGCTTTCTTACCTGCATCTCTCATTTTTTCTGTAAAGATTGTCATAGCTTCAAGACCTGAAACGTCTGACTTTGCATCTATGGCAGTTTCTAGAGCAGCAGCTTTTGCTCTTAGGTCTGTACGCCACTTGGCAAGGTCTGCTGGCTTAGTAGTACCATTGTCTTGTTCTCTGATGACAATCCAATCAGTCTGCGCCAAGGTACTCTGAAGAACAGAAGATACATGGTTCTTCATTGTATCCTTAATATCTTTTATATCTCTAGGAGTTTGTGATCTGGTAACAACAACCTTGTCTGCTTGTACCGCAGGAGAAGACTCTGAAGAAGTGTAGAACATATTCTCTACGCTACTACCTTCATATACATAAGGAACAATGCCTAATGCTTTACGTTCTTCATCTGTCCATGCTCTGGTAAAAATTGAGACAGGATATTGGATATCATTAATTGTCATTGCTTTAGGGATGTTGATAATCTCTACCAACTGACTACCCATAATTCTTGCCCACATAGTCTACTTTCCTTTCTTGAATTATCTGCCATACACAGGAGGAAGTGTACCGTTTCCTCCTATGTCTGCCATTGCTACGTATATGTATGTTACTCCAGAAGCATTACCATCAATATCATCTGATCTAAATTTAAAACCATCAGATAAAATATCTAAATCTAGTGCAGCATTAAACTCTGCTCCACTGTTGCTAGGGTCAAGACGATGATCAGCCATATTTATAGGGTCACGGCTTGTATCAAAAACTACCCAATCCCTTGCAGTAGTTGCAGATTTAAGCATAATCCAAGCAGGTTTAAATCCTGTGCTAACATAAGGACCATCATCATTTAAATTACCAACGTAGCTTCCTACCTTACACACACCGGGAATTGATCTTAGTGTATAGAACACAAAACTTTCGGTATTTTCATTTAGTTCAGTATGAGTACCAATTTTAAACACATTAGCGGTTGGAAGGTCTGCATCTGATCCACCAAACTTTGTGTCATTAGCACTAAAGGCGGTATTCCTTGCAAAGTCTGCTGTATGTGTAGCACCTCCACCATCTACATGCCAAACCGCACCATATACAGCACGATCAAGGTTGTGGACTATAATCATTTCTGGACTACCGCCAAGCCCATGTCCGACTGTAGAATTGTCAGTACCATTTCCAGTGTAACTCCCCACACTGAAATGACCTGTGTCAGCTACAATAGTTGTAGATGCAATAGTTCCAGCAGGGCTAGTTGTGCTACCAGTTGTTGCGCTGTCACCAAGCAACCACTGCCAAAGCACATAGCTTTCATTAGCAGTATTTACTGTTACATCACTACCAATCTCCACACCTCTTTGTAGAAATCTCTGCACAGTATTAACATTAGTAAAAGGAGCCGCATCGCCAATGTTTGAAGCCCAAACCTTGCCTACCCCTCTAATCCTATCTACTATGACATGATTATCAGTAGCATCTCTGTTTTTAATCCATGCCCAAGCTGTAATTTTAGATGCTGTATCGTCTAGGTTGTCTTGAGTAAATGGGGTAAATCCTGTTGGTGCTGTATGTTCAAAAGCAGCAGTTGCATTACGCATTGTTAGATTAGCTGTTCTAGCATTAGAACCGTCATACGCAACAAGAGTTACGCTGTCTGTGCCGGGAATTATGAAAGCTTCATTAGTTCCCGCTGCTGGATCACCAGAAGCAAAGAAAGTTCCTTCTGAACCAAACCAAATTTTTCTTGTGGCAGCATCAAATGCCCACATTACAGTCTGACCTGCACTAATACCACTGCCATACGATACACCAGTGCTATCACCATTAATCTTATTACCGTCAGACAATTGTAGTAAAAAGTTTTCACTGTCGCTGTTAGGGACTGTCGATGGATTTGTTGTATCTTGAGATGCTATGTCTCTAGCAAACCCTATACCAACGCTATTGCCACTTACTGCATTGACAAGAAACTCACCGTAAAATTTTCCAGTACTTGAAAAATTTGCTATAGTTGGACGTAATCCATATACACTGTCGTTTAAATCTACTCTAGTATTACCTTCACTTATTGTACCAGTACCATCTGTAGCAAAAGTAAAAACATTGTTAGAAGGTGTGTCTGTAAACTGATCACCTGCCACCCAAGCACCAGCAGCTACTAGATCATTATTTTGACCAGAACTATCATTAGTTATTCCACCACCTGCTGTTTCATAAAGCTGTATTTCTCCTAACAATCTACGAAGACTTGCAGTGGTATTCATTTGAACATAGAAATACCTAAATGCTGTAGTGTTACTAGCAGCATCTATGGTGACTGCTGCTCCTTTCGTAATCCCATCTGCAACAGAGGCTGTACCTAAACTTGTTAAGGAAGAAAGATCATTATCACTTGTTGCTTGAGCAGAGTTGCTTCCATAAAGTGTCCATGTCACTGCACCAGAGACAGAGGTAAACCCAGCGGAAGAACCATCTCCTGTTTGGTTTCCAAAAATTGTAGCGGATTTGATTGTTTTGGTAACACCACTTCCAAAATCTACTCCCCACCATGATTTAGTAGTAGAATTAGAATTTTGATATACAAGGTTAGAACCTGCATTCCAAGAACCGTACTGAGTACCATCTGTTAATAAAGAAACTGCACCTACATCTAAGTCATCTGATTTTAGACCTGTCTCACTTGCTGCTATGTTTGTAGGACTATTTTCGTATTTAAGATAAAAACCATTTGTACCAAAGGTTAAACCAGAAACATCTTTAGGCACCCACCTATTTGTACTGGTATCTACTTGACCAAAACTTGAAGCTGTTAGTTGAGAACCATCTATAAGAACAGTCTCAGCTAAGTAACCTTGAAAATCATCTGCTCCATTTGGTTTTTGTCCTATTGTATGCTCTGTTGCGGTATTTAAAAGAGTATCATAATCATCTGATGGGTTATCAGAAGTGCTAAGAGTTTGTCTTACTCCACCTACATAAATTATAATTCTATCATCAGCAGAAGCAGGACCACCATTTCCATTTGATCTAGTATCAACAGCTACTACTATGTTATGCCAATTTGACATATCTTCAAAACCACCAGCAGTAACTATATCTGCATCGGTTGCAGAGCCATTATAAAAGAATACCTCTATAGAACCAGTAGGACTATTGTGTAAAAGAATTTGAACTTCTTTGCTATTTGTTACGTTTAACAAAGAATAATCAGCATTAGCTTGTGTTCTTTTAATCCATGTAGAAAACGTCCAAGTCTTTTGATTACCTGCTGATGAAGGTGTACGTCTGAATGATCTTTCATCTGCTTCATTAAACATAGCAGAGTTATTGACAGTATAAACATCAGTAAATGGTACAAAGTCACCTACTCTTTGACCTTCTCCATTGCCTTCATAGAGAGTAGGTGCAAAGTAATCTATTCCTTGATAGGAAGGTGCGTCAAAATTTTCAGACGCCCAGTTTACATATCCAGTTGGTGGCGTATGACTAAAGGAAGACTGCCCAAAATTTACTGTAACATCTGCCGCTGTGCCATCTGAGTTACCTACATGGATTCCATATGATCCATCGGAACCTAGCGCAGTAAGATCAAAACCTCCTGTTCCAGCTAGTACCTGTGCAGCAGTAAGTGTTATTGTTGGATTACGGTCCATCGAATAAAAAGTACCATTTTTTGATACCCAAAATTTATCAGCATCAACGTCAATCAAAATACCCATCACATCACCAGTGGTATAGGAAGGGCATTTATTACCAGAGGGACTACTAGAACTTACATAGATATCACCACCCTGTTGACAGGCTACTGCTCCAGTAGCTGCAAAACTTGTTGGATTAGTTCCATTAACTGCAACGCCTAAATAACTGTTACCAATTGCAGTGACTGTTATTTCTGCATACCTCTTACCAGCAGAGGCAAAAGCTGTTGAACGAATTGATGCATTTGCTTGTGCATTAACTCTTGTATTGCCTTCACTTAGAACCACAGTGGCAACATCATTAAGAGGATTCATTGTTGGGTAAACTAAACTAGGTGTATTAGTGCTTTGATTAGCACTGTCAATACTTGTCGAGGTAAAATTATTAGCGTATGTGCTTATGTCTAAGCCTAGAGCATTAGATGCAGTCGGATCAGCTGGTTCATAATTTAGAAGAAAAGAATTGTCACTTCCAGCATCTACAAGTACTTTAATATCCGAATTTGTTTTTGGAATAAACTGGCTACCATTTGTGCCAAAAGTATGAGTGTTAAGAAAATCAGTTATAGCAAAGTCACCTTGTTGAATTGACTTGGTACCAATCATAAACGACTGTGCTAAATATCCTTCAAAAGCACCATTTTCGTAACTGTCTCCAACTTCATGGACATTGGCTAAATTAAAATCATAGGCATGATTTAGAGCAGGGTATGTACCCGAAAGGGTTGCCTCTACTCCATTGATAAGCATTCTTACTCTGTTTGAGCTTATGGCTTGAGTCGTATCAACAGAAACTAAAATGTGATACCAAGCTATATCCCTAAACACGGCTGTTGTGCTTAGAATATGAGAGCCAGCTTCAGTCTGTAGGTAAATTTTATTATCTGCGGCATGGCGTAGTGATGTGTATGTACCGCTTCCATTTCCAGCACAGAATAATGCGCCAGCAACCCCAAATTCTGTAAGCTGAAACCAAGTACCTAATGTAAATTCTTTACCATCTTCGGCATCAAAGTCACTTGCTCCCCTTGTAAAACCATCAGCAGAACCATCTAACCAGACAGATTTACCAATCACAGTAGGGTCAAAAGGGGCTTGACCTGTACTCTGTCCACCTGCACCTAGAAGAAGATTGTTACTAAATACACTCATTATGAATATGCCTTTGTTACCAGAGCTTGAACATCTGTGGATGTTTGTACAATATAATCTAGCCTATCTACTGCTGCTGCATCTGTGGAAAGAACTGGTGCAGTACCACCAGCAAAGTCCCAAGAAGAACCATAGGCCAGTGTCCTGTTACCTGTACCGTCCTGTGTAATAAAGATACTACCCACCTGTCCAGCTACACAGTTGGTAGGATTATCAAGAGTTCTGTTACCTGCCAGTGTCACGGTAAAGTTCTGTCCCACGTTAAAATCTACAGAGATATTTGTACCATCTGTTAGTGCTTGTATATCAGCAACAGCAGCTTTTTCTATGTGTATGTCTTTACCCAAGAGTGCATTTGTTCCCACTGCCAAAGCACTGACATATACATCTGTTGCGCTAAGAATGCCTGTCAGTGTACCACCTGCCAGAGGTAACCTAGTTCCAATACTAGTGGCTAAAGCAGCAGAAACATTAGCAATGCTAGTAGCCATAGTTGAAGAAACATTAGCAATGCTAGTGGCTAGAGCAGTAGAGGTAGCAACAAGACGATCAGTGGTAGATGTATGAGCAGCGTTGATAGAAGTTACAGCATTTGTAAGTGTAGTAATATTAGTATTACTATTTCCTATGCTAGTTGCCATAGCAGCGGACACATTAGCAATACTAGCGGCTAGTGCAGCAGAGGCAGCTACAAGAGCATTGTTAGTAGATGTATGAGCAGCGTTGATAGAAGTTATAGCAGCTGCATCAGGAACAGCAGTACCGCCTACAAAAATATTAGTAGAGGCATAGACATTAGCAGCGGAGACAGCCCCAGAAAACTCTGCTGCTACACCTGATACCTTGGTGGTGAAGCTGCCTGTACCTGCTACAAAGTTGGTTGCGCTGACAGAGGTGTTAAAGCTACCCGTGGCAGCGTCTACCTCTGTAAGACTAAGCGTAGGATTAACCACAACTGTGGCGCTGGTGGTGGCAGTGGATACTGAGACACCGCCTACAGTAATCTTTACAGTGTCATCACCTGCTGTCAGGGCAGTGAAGGCACCTGCTGCCAGACTATTAAGCTGATCTGCCGAGGCAGTCAAAACAGTCCCTGCCAGAGCAAACTGTCCCGTGACGTTTAACTGAGCCGTACTCATGGCAATGGGAGAAGCAGTTCCTCCTCCATCTTGAATAGTCCTTACGGTGCCGTCCAACCCTGCATTAGAAGTCTGTGCATTTACCTGTAAGAGGTCCTTATAGGTATTGGCTATCTTGGCATTTGTTAAGTCTGCCATGTTGTTCTATTCCTCACTTATATAAAGTTCCACTGTGTAGTTTCTTCGCTCCATGTGGTGGTCACTGCGCTCCAGCTTTGGTTTCTGTCAGAATTATCAGGTGGTCTTGCATCTTTGATAACTTCTTTATCTATTGGAAATCTTACTCTATTCTGAGGATTGGTTACAAGATTAAATATACCATCACTTTCAGACTTAGCAACTATAAAGTCTGTTCCGGGTTCTCTTACTCTTTCGTCAAGTCTGTACCTGAAGCCTGATCTATCACTGATAAAAAAACCTTTCTTAAAAGACATTTAACATTTCCACCTTTTTCTAGCCTGTCTAAGTCTTGAGTTAGGATTCTTTGCAGCTTTGGGAAACTTCTTCATTTGTCCCGCTGATCTGGCACAGTAGCTTTTACGTCTCTTTGAATCCTTACTACCCTTCTTAACACTCCCTGTCACCGCTGTCTTCAGCTTACTACCGGGGTTATCTCTTCTATACTTTGCCACACCTTTCTTGGTCATGCCAGCACCAGACTTGGTGGGTCTCTTCTGTCCACCTCTGATACTGTGACCCTTCATGCTACCTTTTTTTATAGGCATCCCTACTTCTTCCTACTTGCAAAAGTTTTAACATTGGTGGGCTTACCCCTTACACCTTGCTTAACTGCTCTCTTACGTTGAACAGCTGACTTCTTTTCAGAAGATGACATACCCTTTGCCTTGGCAAGAGGAACACACTTAGGATATTTTCTCTTTGTACCTGTAGTAGATTTTCTACCACACGGTTGATATTTTCCATTTTTCTTAGGTGCTCCTATGTCTACCCATTCTTCAGATACCCACTTCCTCAGACCACCTCCTGTCTTGGCCCCTACTACTTTTTTCTTCTTACCCTTCTTCTTACCACCGGGGGTGACCTTTCCAGAACAAACAGCAGAGGCGTACATATTGGCATAGGCAGAGGGGTATACATCAAACTTACGCTTTGCAGCTGCTTTACCTCTGGGACAAAGTTTAGCCATTTACTTAGACCACCTGTAGTCTGGGAGTGATAAAGAGACTCACTCGGTTTCTGTCTGAGTCCAGAGCACTGGTAAGAAGTTCTTCGTACTTTGCTTTAAGAACAGCTATTCTCTCTGCAGGGATACCGGCTCTCTTATAACTGAGGTAGTAGGCAAGGCCGCAGGTCAGAGCAGGCAGAAACCTGAAGGGAACATCTGCATTCTGAAGAGCACTCTTGCTAACATCTGCCAGACGTTTCATTCTATAGTTTCTAAAGGTGTAGGTATCTGCTGCGTCAGGCACAGGGAAGAAGAAAGCACTGACAGTCTCTCTTCCTCTGAGCGTGGCAAACTGTGTGGGCCTACCAGAGGTGGCTTTGTTGGTGATAGCCTCGTATTCCTCGTAGCCTATTCGGTTCATCTGAAAGTCATTGCTGTTGGAGGTCAGTCTGATATACCCAGAGAGAACGTCCACGGTCTCTGCAGGGAGCGTGTACTCTGCTGTTCCTGTGACCAGCGTGGTACTGGCTAGGTCTGTACCCCAGAGGAGGACACCACGGTTCTGCCAGTCTGTCAGCATCAGGTTGAGTGATCTTCTGGCAGTGATAGCATCATTGGCAAGCTCTGCCTGACCACCTAGCATGGCATAGGCTTCTTCTATTACCTCGTCTATAAAGAAGGTACTGTCAAAGTCTGATGTGGTTGCAATGGCCATTGTGTACTACCTGTTCCTCATGCGTGATGGATTGCCAGCCAAACCGCCTACTTTTAAATTAGTTCTAGGAGCAGTAGCCATATAATGCTTTAACTGTCTTTTATTTATTGCACTCTTGGTAGCAGCTTTAGCATCTTTTTCATAGATGTCTCTAGCTTTAGCAAAAACTTCTTTTCTAGTAAGATCAGGATTATCTTTTGCTACCATATCTATGTAAGCTTCTACTTCTTTTTTATAATCTTTTCGTTTCATTTTACCTGTTCCTCATCCAAGCTGGTTTCACAAGGGTATCCATAACTTTACCTCCTCCCTTCAGGGGAAGAGGTTTCATATAAGGTATCCTTCTACCAGAGGGAAGCTGTTGTTCTACGTTTACCTTCTTTATACCGTAGGGCTTCACTGTTAAATTATATTTTTCAAAAGCCATCAGGAACGGTACCTTTCTGTTGTTTCCTTTAGAAGAGGGTCTGAACGCTTTTGTAGAACTGTGTCCAGCTTAGAATCTAACCTCTGTACTAAAGTTTCTACTCTGTTGCTTTTATCTATCAGAGCAATTATAATATCATCTTGATTTTTAAGAGCAGATGCTACGTCTCTGAGCATAAAATGAAGAAGCTTCCAAGCTGCCGCTCCTGCTCCTATGGTGGCAACTATGGCAAGTCCGTAGTCTGATACAGCTTGAAATACACTAAAGTCTTCCACCATATATTTCCTTTCTTATCTATTCCCCTGAAGGAACTGGGTTACAAGAACAACCTCCTTCGCTGGTACAAGAACAATCTTCACAACCTGTGCACTGACAGGAAGGATTAGAACACCTCTTCTTCTCTTGTTCCTCAGACAACGTCCGGTCCTATTCTAGCTGCTCCGTAGCCCTGCCCTGTGGGTTTACCGTTGAAGGCGTTTAATTTTTCAGAGTCCACGGGAGGGTTCTGATCAGGAATAAGGTAGTCTTCTTTGTTACCTCCCTTTCCAACCTTACCTCCTTTTTTAAGTCCTCTCTTCTTGGCATTCATATAGTTCATAGGCATTGCTTAAAATCCTCTCAGTGCTGCGCCAGAGCCTCTACCAGAGAACCCAGCTTTACGTTTACCCTTCTTATTCATTCCTTGGGTCTTGAGCTTACCTCTTCCCGGCCTACCGCCTGCCTTCTCACCATCGTCCATGTTGAAGTCTTTTTCAAACTGCTTCTGAGTAGCGTATTGCATTCCATGTTTTCTAGAGAAGTCTCCTAGACCTGTGCCTTCTTTACCGTAGAACTTATAACCATCGTCTTTAGAAGCTGGTTTAGCAGCTGTTTTCTTAACTCTACCAGAAGTCACTCCTGTAGGTGTACTAAGTAATTCTGCGTCCATACCTCCTCCTGTAAGTCTACTAGGTTTAGGTCTAGGTCTAGGAGCTATCTTAGCAGCTTTTTTAGGTGCAGCTGGTTTAGGTGCAGCTGGTTTAGGCGCAGCTGGTTTAGGTTTAACTTTAGGACTGTCTGGATGAGGAGAGGGTCTAGGCGCAGCTGGTTTAGGTGCAAGTATTTTCTGTGCTTGGTCTTTTCTTTTCTGTCCTCTAGCAAGACCACCTGCTCTAATACTGTTAGCTAATTGATCTCCTTTTTGTAGCAAAGTTTGTTTAGGTGCATCTGTAGGATCAACAGGTTCATAACCACCCATTTTAGTAATCTGAGGATTATCCTTATTCTGATCAATAAGTTTACCAGATTTATTACCAAGCAAAGTAGTCGCTAGGCTACGATTGATATCAGTAGCAGTGTTGTCTTCAAGCTTTAAAGGAGCAGGACTAAGATTATTATTTTTTTTCTCTCTTGTCTTAGCTCTATCAGTGACTTTCTTCATATAACTACGATTATCTACTGGAACTACCATTCTTAATCACTCCCCTTGACCAGTGTATTAGGACCACCGGCTGTACTGAAACTAGTTTGCATATCATCTTGTCTGCTTCTTCTGGCTCTGTTTCTGAGCCTGTCTATCTCACTTTGGTACTCCTGCTGCCACGCCGCTGTGGTGTTAAAGCTTTTCATAAAGAGAGAAGCCTCTATCATAGAAGCATAGAACAGTGCGTTCTCACAGTGAGTGGTGAAGTAGTTTGTGGGACTTGTAGATGTAATAGTTGTGATCTGTGCAATGAACCCTATCTCTGCGTCTAAATCAACAGCAGAGGGCGTGGGGGCCACTCTGATCTGTGTATTGGTCTTAAAGCCATAGTACCTAGGTGTACCAGTGGAAGCTGACACAGGCCAATAGTCCAGCAGGTACTCATAGGGTCTATGCTTCAGTTGTGTTCTGGCACCTCCTACTTCTATGGAGAAGGTCTTGATGATCTCTCCACCAGAAGGAACAGAGACCTCTGCTTTATTAGCAGATACAGCTACACTGGTATAAGAGACCAGACCCTGATCATCCAGATCATTCTGCATCTTTTCCTGTGCTCTCTGTATCATGGCAGGGAGAGCACCTACAAACTCTGATCCATCGTTCTCAGTAGTTTCTATGATGACGCTGACAAGAGAATTAAAATCCACAGCCTAGCTCCTAGCCATAATAAATATAAATTTTACCACCGTCACTCATACCAGCAACAGATACATTACCTAGACACCTTATCCCATCGTCTCCTATGTACACATCATCGCCTGTGTTAGCCGCCAGAACAGGTTGCTTTATCACAGGACCATTTTCATCAGCCACTACAATTTCTGAAGCAACGGTGACAGCGTATACATATGATCTAATTCTAGTATTAGATATAGTAACACTGGCAGTCATATCTAAAAAGATACCGTTACCTCCAGCACCTCCAGCAACTTGAGCAACTCTAAAAGTAGTTGTCATCTACGTTCTCCTAATTTACCCATAATAAACATATACTTTAGCAGCAGCAGCGGCAGATACCATAATCCGATTTCCTTTGTGTGCTCTGACCCCATCATCTCCTATATATATTGAACTTCCTGTATTAGCTGTAAGTACAGGTTGTTCAATTAA